CTGGATGCTGTAGTCTGAATTCACGTACAGCCGCGCAGGCGTGCCGTTGTTCACCGGATAGCCGCCGATGGTGCGAATCGGCTGCACTGCGGCCAGCGTCAGCGCCGCGTCCCAGTAGACGTTGATGGGGTTGCCGATGGGCGCAAGATTGGCCACACCGATGAAGATGTACCCGGCTTCGAGCGGCTGGCCGTCGATGTCGGTGAAGATGGGGAACGTGGGCTGGATGGAGAGGGCGGTCATGGTCAGTTACTCCTGGTCTTCGGGGCGAAGTACGTCAACAACTTCAGAGGAGATGCCGGAGTATCCGGCACCGTATGCGGCGGGTGCTGCGCGAGAGACTCCTGCTGGGCGTGCCTTGCGCTGCGCACGGGCTATCTCGTTGCGCAGAGCAGTGACGGCCGCATCAGGGTTGTTGTAGATCATATTGGCAAGCTGTGCGGAAATCTTGGGGTTCAGCCGATCCCGCGCACCGAGGTAAATGTTGCGGAAGAAGGTGTATCCGCGATTGAGCAGATTGAGTTTGTCAGGGCGTACGGTGCCCCCTTCCAACTCCTCACCAAGCACATCGCGTCCACTGGGTCGGGCAGACGCACGCGCAGCGCGAGCGGCCTCCGAAACCTTGTTGGCGCGGGCCAGATCATCGATGACGAGTTGGATGTCAGTCAACTGCGCCGGGGTGAAATTCTGAGCCCGCAGTATCGGCTCGATGGCGTTCGGGTTCTTGAGCATCGGGTCTTTGCCGGTCTCGATGACCAGTCGAAGTCCCTTGGCGCGATCCGCGAACTCGGTGGCCAGCGTGCGCCCCAAAGCCTTCTCGTAGGCGGGCTTGAGCTTCCCGGTGGGGTCGGTGATCTCCTTGACGACCGACATCACACCTGATTCAGTCAGCGGCTCACCGCCTGGCGTCTGCGTGAGCATCTGGTTCAGACGAGTCTGCACCACGCGGCGGATCGCATCCCTACCTTGTGCGTCAGATCGATTCAGCGCGATACCCATGCGGTCACCGCTGCTGAGGATGTAGTTCAGAAGTTGGTCAGGGGTTTTGTCCTTAAAGCCACCACCGATGGCGGTCAACCGTGTCAGCGCTTCGTTGCCCTGGACAGCATCCTGCTCGAACTGCTGCAGTGCTCTGCGGACACCCAAACCGGCGTTGTCGAGCACCGCGAACTGTTCGGCATTCTTCTGCAGGAAGTTTGCCGCCTTGCCCGGGTCAACCAGGCCCGTCTGAGCATCGACTGCAGCCAATCGGAACTGACCTAGGATGCCGTTGCGCAGCGACTCGAATGCCTGCGAATCACCAGCAAACGTGGTGACGAACTGCTTGGCGGCGTCGGTGTCTTTGGTGAACTGCTGAACGACCTGCGATGGCTCGATTCGCATCTCGCCGAACATGCCAGGCTTGAGGATGCGAGCGGTCTCACCTTCACGGAAGCGAGGTGCGTACAGATCGCGGTATTTGGCCACCGCCGTCTTGTAGAGATCCTTGGCCTGCGTCGGCAGCGTGTCCGAGGCGTCGATGGCCGCGTCGATGGTGCGCTGCAAAGCGAACAGATCGCTCGTCTTGACGCCGGAAAGTTCGCCGCTGCCACGCGCTGCCGCCCGGATGTCTGCGTTGATTGCCTTGCGCAGATCGTCAAGTTCGGAGAGAGTCGCCGAAGCGGTGATCTGAGGTGGTGTCACTGGAGCCAACGGCCTACCATCCGGCCCCAGGATAGTCGGTGTTTCCTCGATGGGGTCGCGCAGCGCCAGAATGCGCCGAACGATGTTGGACTGCGACTCGGGTGCGAATGTGGTCAACGGCCGGCCGAGCGCCCGCTCTGCCTCGCTGACAACCGTGTTGATGCTGACCCTTGACTCGCCACCAGCATCCAACGCCTTCTGGTAGGCGGGGGTGATCTCGGTGTCGCGGATCTGCTTTTGCAACTGTTGTGCGCGAGTCAGGATCTCTTCGCCGGTTCCCTGCGGGCCTGCTGGCAACCGACCAGCAGCCGTGCGCAGCACCGACTCCCACGAATTCTGTTCGTCTTCAAGGTTGCGCAGAATGGAGTCACGGGCCTGCGTCAACTCATCGAGCGCACCGGGCTGCAGCGTTGCACCCTGCTGATCGATCTGCTGGTTGACCCGTGCCAGTTGAGCCTGCAGCGCACCGACACGCTCGTTCACCAAGCGCTGGATGTCGCGGGCTTGATCCGGTGTTGCACCTCGAACCCGCTCGGCCAGCACGGCAAGGGTGGGAGGAGCCTCACCACCACCGGCCACGACAAGCTCGGGCAGCGTAGGTTGGAAGCCTGGCGTAGTGGGTACCTGTCTGCCAGCCTCGATCTCGGCGATGGTGCGCTCTGCAGCGCCGGGTGTTCCACCGACCGCTCGGTACATCTGACGCTCGGCTGCAATAGCCGGCCTCATCAAAGGCATCACCGTGGCATCCCACAGACCGGAAACAACCTCCTTGCCGGCCTTGGCGACGGGTGGGAATAGACCACCCATCGTGCCACCAACTGCAACGTCGATGGGGCCCTCAGCAGTCGGCACAGCGCCGATGGTGCCCGCAGTCATGCCAGCACCAATGCGCTGACCCATCGTTGCACCACCTGTTGGCCCCATGCCTGCAACTCGCACCGCCTCGGCAATGGGGGTGACGACGGGTGCAGCGCGAGTGCCTTGCGCCATCGCAGCAGCAGTGCGGCCGAGCTGTGCGGGCAGCGCGGTGCCAGCGGTGACGCCTGCAGTCATCTGCCCTGCAAACTTCTCAGCGCCGCTGCGAGGCACCGGCACACCCATGCGCGTCAGAAGCTGCCCGAGGGCCTCAGACGGCTGCTGGACGTTGGTGCCGAAGGTGCGGTTGAACAGGCTGACCAGCGGGTCTGCCACAGTGGGCGCAAGAGTGCCTGCTGCCATGCCTGCCAAAGCGCCAGGAGCGCCGCCTACCATCCGACCGGCAGTGGCTCCTGCGACAGGCAGCGTAAGGGCGCGAGTCACGGCGCCAGCAACGCCTGCTGTGGTGGTCTCGGGCTCTATCGGTGCTGCCATTGGTGCAACTTGACCCGGTGCTGCGCCAGGAATCTGAGCACTCGGTTGAGCGCGTAGCCGAGTGATCTCATCGGCAAGCAAGCGAGCAGCCTTGGTGTCGCCTGCCTTGTCAGCATTTAGAAGTGCGTCTTCAAGTTCAGCAACCGTCGCCATTACTGACCTCCAGACTTGGTCTTGTACTTCTGAAGAGCTGCATCTACGGCCTGCGAACGGGCAGTTGCTGCAGGAGCAGCAGGCGCTGCAGGGGTCTGCACCTCGATTGCAGCATAAAAGTCGTCAATCGTCGGCACTCGACCTGTGTAGCCCTTCAGTGAGCCTTTACCAGGCCCCTGCATATACTTCATCATGGATTCGCGGTCTTTAGCAGATTCCTCCATCTGGGTGACGATTGACCGCAATCTGCGTAAGTTGTCGGCTTGAGGTGCTTTGGGGTCATAGGATCTGGCGAGGTAGGCTTCACCTTCAGGCCTAGTGAACTGAGCACCAAGAACCGCCTTCAGGCCTTCTTGAATGACCTTCTCGGCGTTTGCCCGCGCTTCTCTCGATGCCGGGTTGACAAAAGCCAGCGCAACGTCTGGCGTCAGTCCAACGACTGGGCCAGTAATTCGCTTGCCGGATTCGAGCATGTTGGCGACGGCCTTGAGCTGATTGATGCGAGATGCTGCTTTGGTCTTTTCACCACCCATCCACTCAACGACCATTGGGGCAAACTTCTTGTCGATCTCCTCTTCGAGTTTGGTCGGAGGTGTCGGTTGCCCTGGAATGTTGACTTGAAAAGGAGCCTCGCGCGGCTTGACCAGCGAACTGATGTCGTTCGTTTCTCGATTGATCTGCCATGTGTAGCCCTGCGTCGGCAGACCACGTTGAGCGGCCTCTTGAGGGGTCAGAATCGTGAAACCGGGCTTGGCGCCAGTGACGAGTTTTGGCTCCTTACCGGGCTCCACGAAGAACGTACCAGACAAGGGCTTGCCTTCAGCATCGGTGATGCCTGCGGCAACTTTGTCAGCGGCTGACGAGATGGTTCGACCCTGCACTTCAGCAGCACCAAACATTGCCTTGGCTGCGCTCTCGTAATCCTTGCCGAGTGCTGTAGTGGTGAGTCGCAGCATTTCGAGTGCTGCTTCTGGGCCTTTCTCAATGGCGGCCATCATTAGTTGATGACCCTGCTTCTTGCGCGGATCTGTTTCAGCTTCGGCGTATGGGCGAATGAGATTGAGCGCCACATCTGGTTTACCAAGACGCAGCGCAGACCCCACTTGGCCCGCCAATAGCACTTTGTTGCGCCGCTCTTCTTCCGACAATCGAGAGTCGATGTCGATCAGGTTTTTAACCTGGTCAGCAGGAAGAAATCGAATCAACCCGCGTGTGTCGTCCAGCGTGCGTTCTGCAGAAGGTTTGGTCAAGTACGCGGACATTGCCTCCTGAGCAAGGCGCTGCTGCTCGGCCTTTTGCTGTGCCAACTGGGCAGCAGCCACCTGCTGCGCTCGCTGGGCCTCGATGTCCTGCATCGTGGCACCCAGCTTCAAGCCTTGCAGCACCCCGGCGAAGGGGTCTGCTTGCGGGATCATGTAGTTGAACGGCTGAACCATGACTTAACCTCCAGGGACTCGGCCGTAATCGACCATGAGGTATCCGTCGCGCTGCAGCACGGCGTCTGGATACAGCGGCTGCACCTCTTGAGCCATCAGGCCGATGTGCAGCGGCCCACCCCAGACGTAGCGGAACTGGTAAACGCCGAGACCATCAGAGCGCGTGGATAGGCGCGTGATGTCGGTCTTTAGACGGCGGTCGCTGATGGACCCTCCAAAGCCGTAGAGACCAGATCCACCACTCGAACCAGCGGTGATACCTGGATCGCTGGTGATGGTTCCTGCACCAGATGATCCACCGAACAGACTTCCAAAAATGTCCTTTCCAGTCTGCAACTGATACCCGCCAAGCATTCCCGGCAACTGCGCAAACTGACCAAACGCAGCACCGCGCCCCAGCGCACCGCCGGCCTGGGCTGCGCCCTGCTGGCCCAGCAGATTGGCTACGTTCGCGCCCATCGTGCCGGCCGCCGACGCCTGATTGGCCGCTGATGCCTGGCCGCCACGATAGAGTTGCTCGGTCACACCCAGCCCGGTGCCGGCGAAGCCGCCGAGCCGGCCGTATTGCTGCTCGATGGCCTGCTGCAGCATCTGCGGCCGGAACTGAGCCAGCGCCGCCTGGATGTTGCCACCACGCAGGCCTCCCGTGGCCGATGCGCGCTGCAGCATCGCCTCTTCGCCCTGCCGAATCTGGGCCTGGAGGAACGGACTCTGCTCGATCTGTGCAATGGCCGCTTGCTGCGCCTCGGGGCCGCGCAAGCCCGCCAGGGCCTGCTGCTGCTCGAATGCCTGAGCGCCGGCCTCTTGGAACGGTTGGAAGCCGCTGATGGCCTGCTGGCCGGCGCCCACATAGGGAGACAACAGCTTCTGGATCTCGTCGAACTGCCGCCGCTGTTCTTCGATCCCCATCTCGGCGGCTTGCGTTTGAGCGCCTGCGGCCTTGCTGGCTGCACGGGACTGCGTAACAGAGCCGAGAATTGAACTCCCGGCGATTGCGCTTACGGGATCAGGCATCGCTGCCTCCTTTGTTGAACTCGGTCAGGTATGCGTCGAACTTCTCGCCGTACATGCCCAACACCTTGTGAGCCACCGCCGCAGCAGCCGCTGGGCCATGGCACAGACGCACGGCGGCCAGCACCAACTCGTAGTAGCCGGCCCGCCAGACGTAGGACTGAGCCGATGCACCACCCTCGCGCTCCACGCGGTCAGAGGCTTGCCACTTCAGCACCATCGAGCCCAACAGTGGCGCCAGATCGGCCGCGTGCTGCGAGAAAAACGAGTTCTGTGGCATGGCCACCAGCGTGTTCCAGATCAGGGCGTCAAGCACCTCGCGCTTGACAGGATCGCCATCGGCGTAATCGTCAAACGCCTGAATGGACTCCCATAGCATCAGCAACCACTCAGCGGCTGCCGCTGGCAGCATGAGCGAGTCGAAGTGCGTGCGCAGGCTATAGGTCATGGCGTCCTCAGAGGCCGCCGGTAGCCATGAACTCGGCACGCGCATTCTATGCCTTCCCGCTCATGGGTCAATCTTCCTCTTCTTCGCGCTCTTCCCAGGCTTGGCAGGCGCGCAGGTCGTGGCAGACGAATTCGAGCTTCTCGCAGTAGCCACGGAAGCCCGCGCCGACGTCCCAATCATTCCAGGGGATGCGGTCCATCTTGAGCTGCGCGTCCTCGCTGTTGTCGTAGTACTCGCAGTTCGAGCACCGCCTGCGCCGCGCCTCGGCCTCGTTGACGTGCATGGCCTTGCCAAGCGCCACCCAGTAGACCTTGTTCGCGCCGCGCTCGTTGCTCGGCTTCTCAGGCCCGAGCATCCAGTCGCGGATGGCGATGCGCGTGTTTTCGCGGTTCTCGCTGGTGGTGATGAACGGCTCCTCGTCGGGGATGCCGCCGAAGATCATCATCTTGGGTGCCTTGGCGTAGTCCATCAGGTGATCTCCCTGCCGCTGACGCGCAACGTCAGCGCCGTGGCGTTGCTTGCGATGGTGCTGATGAATGAGCCCGACTCCAGCGCCTGGCCCACCAGTTCCTGGCACAAATAGGTCTCACCCGGCACCACGGTGCGGTCGTCAATGACGAGATTGGCATTGCCAGCCGAGCCACCCGAGGTGACGAGGTTCACGCTGAACGTGCGGTTCACCGTGTCCGTGTTCGTCACCGTGGCTTTGTCGATGATTGCCCTGGCTGCTGTAGCGGTGTACTGCGTGGTTTGCGTGGCCTCCATCTGCTTGGGAGGAACGAGGACTTTGACGGTGACGGTCATTGGAACCCCTGGATGTTGTTGGACACGGTGACGATGATGGACGGAATGCCGGGATGCGGAGCAGCGGCGGGCACAGCCAGCAATTCTGCCGACAGGTCACTTACTGAAAACATGATCTCGACGTAATCGCCGGCTTTGAGGCTGAAAAAGTAGTTCAGGGCCGAGAAAATCTCGGCGTTGTTGCCCTGTATTCTGATCTGACTGGCCGAGTCAGTGACGTCCACACCATTCTTGCGAAACCAGATGTAGAACTCGGCAGTTCCGCCACTCGTCTTGTCAAGTTGGATGGACAGTTGCAGGTTGTAAATGCCGTCCGTGTCCACGTTGATGCGCGACTGCGGGGAACCGCTCAAGAACACGCCGGATGACAGGTCCGTGGTGTTCAGCGTTACTTCCTTGGCCGTGTTGATAACCGTCGCGGTTTGCGTGGCAGTGCTGTAAAACGATCCATACCGAGAGCGCTTGAACTCGCGCTCGGGCGGCGCCGTGGCCAGCAACTCGACCAGCGACGACAGTTGCGAGATGGCGTCGAGCGCCTGCTGCGCCTTGGCGTCAGCCTGGAACGCCACATCCTGCGCCAGCGTGGCCACAGCATCCAGCGCCTCAATGGCTTTCTGGTTGGCGGAGCTTGAATTGACCGATGCCTCTTGTTCAACCTGTGCGATCAGGTTGAGTGCTTCTATAGCCTTCTGATCTGCCGTCGTGCTTTGAATCGCCGCGTCCTGGGCCACGGACGCTATCAGATCCAGTGCTTCAACAGCCTTCTGGTCTGCGTTACCGGCTGCGATTGCGATGTCATTCAGCGTCGTTGGCCGCAGTTCGTCTACCAGAGCAAACAGCCGCTCAAACTGCCTGATCTGCTCATGATCCTGCAGAAACGACGCGAGTTGGTCCCGCGTGAGGTTCAGGCGTGACGAGGTGGCCATGTCAGTACATCGTCGGCTCTAGCCGCGCCTCAAGGCGGATGAACGACAGATGCGCGTCAGAGTCGCCACGGAACCGCTGCATGCGGAAGTTGCGCATCGCGCCCTGCCGGAACCACACCAGGCGCTTGGTGGTGGCGCCCGTGGTGCCCACCGTGATGAACTTGTCCTGGCTCCAGGCTTGCCCGTCGAGGCTGTACGAGGTGCTGATCTGCGGGTTGACGCCGACCGCCACGCGGCCCGTGAGCGAGACGAGTTCGAGGTCGTGGAAGATCACGCTCTTCGACTCGTTGTAAACGATGGCCGTCCCGAACTCCCAGCGCACCGTCTGGCCCCAGTGCTGGCCGGTCAGGCCCGTCAGGTAGCCAATGGCGCTTGACTGCGGGTCGCTCACCAGCCATCGGTTGTAGGCCCAGACCAGATTGCGCGCACGGTACTGTGCAAAGCCCGCCGTAGTGGTGGTCAGCGTGAACCAGATGAACTGCTTGACGGCCTCGCTGGCTGACGCATCGAAGACCAGTGTGCGGTCAGGCAGATGCACATACAGGTGCTGGTGCGCCTTGTCGTTGCGGGCCTCAAGCTTGACCTGCGCCAGTTGCGCGTCGGTGTAGGTCGCCAGGATGCGGTCGACCTCATCGGTGCTGATCTTGGTGGCCGTGGCGTTGGCACCTAGGTAGATGCCAGGCTCCTCGTTGCGGCCACTACCGAGGAACGCAATCTGCTCCTGAAACACGCAGCATGCGAAGGTGCCAACGGCGCCCTTCTGGACTTGAGCGCCGTCAATGCGCTGGAACGGGAACAGGTCGCCGCCCACGTTGTCGAACACCTCAATGGTGTGCGTGTTGATCGCGTAGACCTCGTTGCGCAGCTTGACCAGCGCTACCACAGGGTCTGGATCGGCCTCGCTGGAGCCGTACTTTAGCGGGTTGACGGCAAAGGGGTTCGACAGTTCGGTGACCACCAAGAACTCGCCGTCCGTAGTCATCCAGTAGCC